AATAGTAATTATCCTCAAGCTGCAAACCTAAGCTCACAGCTCTCGCTTCTTCTAACCCATCAGCGACAGTCCAAAAATCCGTAGTGTCTGTCTTGTCCTCGTTCTCAAACGAGGCAACAACAACAAACAACCCGCTGGCATTGTCCTTTACTGCCTCTAACATTTCACTAACGTGCATCTCCTAGCTCCCTTCTATTCTTATAATCGGAATCTCACCTGTAGGCACATCGCCAGGTGCACTCTCACTAACAACAACTTGAGCCCACCTGTGATACTCACGGAGCTGGCGAACATTACGCCACTCACCGTGAGTAGTCCAACCATCAGTCACACCGTCTTCTCGAATACAAGAAACGATCCAATCAATAGCAATCCAAACACTCACAACACCAACCAGCATTAAAGCTGAATGTAAAAATAGCATTTCCATAATTTGTTACTCCTTCTAGTGCACTTCCAGGTTTGCGGTCACTACTTCTAGTGCACAACCAGGAACAGCACTTTTAATTGATCTACATAGATCAGATAAACAGGGACAATAAAAAAGGGGCACGCTTTTGCGTGCCCCAATCTATTTAATTTTAACTAACAGGTACTAACTCGGTAGCTAGCTTATTAACCGCTGCCATTATTACATTTTCGTGATCAGCAAAAAGTTCACGATTATTAACAATATTAGCAGTAGCCAAGTTGAGCATTTCCAAAGTTCCCTCTACATCCGTAGCGGTCGCATTAGGTGTCGTACCATCATCGCTGGAACTTTCAACACTAGGTGCTGGCTTAGTTCCCTTAGTAATCACTGGCTCTAGAGAGCCGTTAATTGCTTTGCGATGATTTTTCGCATCTTCTGCAGTAGCGGTTGGATTGGCATTTATCCATTTAACAGTTTTAGCGTACTGACCTTTTGTATTTGCCAGTGATGCTAATTCTTTATAGATGGAAAAATTGATATCCATGTCCCGATCTACTGCCTTAAAAGCAATCGAAGTATTTCGATAACTCTTAAGAGTAGTTGGGGCAATTCCGACATAAAAAGAAACTGCCTCAAAAGCTTTTGCCTCTGATGCCTTTTCCCCGTCTAATTGCTTCCAGTGAATGCCAACTTGCGGGACTAGCTTTTGGAGAGCATCTCCAATTTTCCAAATTCCCTTTCGAGAATCCGTCGCCAGTTTCGCAAGTCCGACACAATCTGCCTTAACGGGTAAAACCCGTTCTACCGATTTAGCTTTTTTATCTGTTGTCATTTCTTTCCTCATTTCTTTAAGAGAATAAAAAATCCAACAAGGGAAGCTCGGAAGCTTCCCGAGCTAAATCCTTTATTCAGTTGTCAAATATCACTCGTGGGTCGATTGCCAGAAGTTAAGCAATAACCCACTAACAACAATTATTGCATACTTTCTGCTACTGGGTCAATGACCAAAAAAAGATTTAACAGATCTACATAGATCAATTAGAAATAGACAAGATCTTTTTTAGTTGTCCGATTTGCAAAAATAGACAAGATCTGCTAAGAGCCGACCAAGTACAAAATGAGAATGATTCTCACCTGGAAACCGAGGGGGAAGGGCAAGGGGGGTGGGGGGCGGGCGGACACATATGTATAGATAAGCGTTCCCAAATGCGTAATAATTTTAGAACTGTTTCTTTTACGTACTATGAACGTGAGCTAGCTTGTTCCAAAAGCTAGTAGCTTGTAGCTAGCGTTGAATCGCTTTGGGGCGATTCAACTCGGAGATCAGCACTCCGTCGTCTATAGTGTCCAAGGGTCCCACATTAAGTTTGGGACGTTAACAAACTTTTATATGGAGGTTAATATGCCAAAAAATGGTGGCGGCAAAGGTTGGAGATTAGATCCAGATACAGGCGAGAAGCTTATGCCTGATCTGTGGAAAGACTTGTTGGATTGGTTGTTGCAGGGTCCGCAACGTGACCCGAAACACCAGTACGAGTGGGCTAATTTAAACGATGTACATGAGGATTCTTTGAGGCGTATTAAACGTGATCCTAGGTTTATGAAGGAGTGGGATCGTCGTGCGGCGGAGTTGAATATTCATCCTGAGCGCACTCAGACTGTGATTGATGCTTTGTTTGCTCAGGCTTCTGATGGTGATGTTAAGGCTGCTTCTTTGTATTTGCAATATATTGAGAAGTTTACGCCGAAGCGTCGTCTTGTTGTTGAGGATAAGGATGCGTCTAGTTTGTCTGATTTGGAGTTGGCTGAAGAGTTGGAGGCTTTGGTCGCTGAGTTTAAACCTGAGGAGGCGGCTGATGAGGCAGTGGAATGACATTCCCGAAGAAGCTATGGGAGAGTGGGTTGATCCCTTTGTCGATGAGGAAATCTTTTGCGGGTTGGAAACACCTGAGGAATGCGAATCGTGCGGTTGAGCAACTGGGAGAAGAGTTTGATCGGCGTAATCATAATGGGGAGCTGTTTGTGTTCAGCATTTCTGGTTGGGGTGTTAGCTCGGATTGTACAGTCGTTGTTCCGTTAGATGAAAGTTTGGATTGATCAGGACCTGTGCACAGGTGATGGGTTGTGTGTTGAGATTTGCCCTGGTTTGTTCGACATGCATGATGATGGTTTAGCGTATGTGAAGGAAGCGGATTGGAAGTCTTTGTATGGACCAGATAACTCTCGTACAGATAAAAGCACTCCTCTCTTACAAATGGCTTCTGGAACTGCGACAGTCCCAGATGAGTTGGCTGAGGCTGCTATTGAGGCGGCTGAAGATTGTCCTGGTGAGTGTATTTTCTTGGAGGTGGAATGAATAAGACAGTTAAGTTGATTACGGCTATCACGGGTTTGTTGGTGGCTATTGGTACTCTTGTGGGTGCTATTACGGTTACTTTGGGGAAAGATAATAAGGATGGCGGCAGTTATTCGTATACTACGATAATCTTGGATTCGCCTGAGAAGTATGAAGAGTTTTTAATTAATCACCCTGGTTAGGAGTTGGTATGGCAATTTTGGTTCACGAAACTTTCGGTAAAGGTTGGGAGAAATCTTGGGATGGGAAGATTCACAATTCTTATGTGAGTGAAGATTCTTTGCAGTTGATGTTTAAACGTAATGAGCATTATGGTTGCGCTTTGCATAGGGATGTGACACCTTCACGTCATGTGAAGATGTCTTACAGGCTTAAGATTCTTCCTAGTTGGAACTCTGATTCGACTGGTAAAACTTTGGGTTTTGCTGATTTACGTTGGAAGGATTCTAGGGGTCGTTCTTTCGGTCATGGTAATCGTCGTCCTAGTCCTGATGGTTTTTCTTTTCGTACATGGTTTGGTAAGACTTCTGGTTTGATGGTTCCTGTCGGTATGTACGTTTACCATCTTGGGCAGAAACCTAGGTGGGGTGATTCCATTAAGGTTGGGTCTGTTAAGGTTGGTGGCCCTGAGGTTTTGTTTGAGTGCGAAGCTGATTTTGATGAGGGGTTTATTCGTGCCCGTGTTGATGGGAAAGATTGGGTTCGTCACAATATTGTTGTGAGCGATAAGACTGCTGTTACTAGAGCCTGGTTGGATGCTTATTATGGTGGTCCTGCTGTTCCTAATAAGAACATGGCTTGGACTGTTAGGGATTACAAGTTGGAGAATTGGGGTGTTGATCCGAAGGTAGATGAGGTGGATTGGGACGCTATAGCTAAACTTGTGGCTGCTAAAGAAGAGGCTGATAAGCAAACTGAGGAAGCTGAGAAAGCTGTTGAAAAACCTGTATCTATTGCCGACCAGTTAAGGTTGTTAGCTGATAAGGTTGAAATGCTCGAAGGTTAACGATGTCTCGTGTAGCCGAATTAAGACAAGAAGCAGAGTGGAGAAAATGTCAGAGGGATGAGTCGTATTTCTTACGCAAGTATTGGCATATCGCTCATCCTGCTCATGGTCGTATTTTATTTGATTTACGACGTGCACAAGCAGATGCCCTCGAACACTGGAGCGAGAATCGTTACAGTCTCACCTTAAAGGCACGTCAGATTGGGTGGACTACTTTGGTGGCTGCTCACCAGTTTTGGTTAGCTTATTTTAATGATGATCAGAACATTATTGATTTGTCTCGTACTGAACGTGAAGCTGTGTTGTTGTTGCGTAAAACCAAATATGGTTTTTCGCATCTGCCTAAGTGGATGATTGAGCGTGGTCCTAAGTCTTTGGTTGATCATCAGCAAAGATTATTTTTTGGGAATGGTTCTCAAATAACTTCGATGCCTTCAGCATCCGATCCTGCTCGTGGTGAGTCAGCTACACTGATTGTTGTTGATGAATGGGCGTTTTTACCTAACCCTGAGGAAGCATGGGCTTCGATTGAACCAGTCGCTGATGTCGGTGGTCGCATTATTGGTTTGTCCACCGCTAATGGTTCTGGCAATTTTTTTCATCATCTTTGGACTGGTGCAACAGCGGGTAACAACAAGTTTGCGACGATGTTT